CCATTGAGGCACTGGTAACAATCCCGTTACCTACAAGAACAGGAGAAAAAGCAGATGAAGAAAGCAGAACTAAAGCCAGGCGTTGCTTACTATGCAACCTCTCAGAATAACCACATGTACACCTATCAAAATTCAATGTACAAGACACACAAGCAACACGAACGCAATCGGTTCTATGTAATCTTTGACACAGACGGACAGCCAAAGACTTCATACCGAAGCGCGAGTGTGATTTACATGACCAACTGCCCGACTTATGGACATGATTGCTTAAGACACAAAAAAGAAGATTCAACAGTCATCAACTGCTATCGCACAGACTTCCGACTCATGGACATCCGCGATGAATACTGGTCAGTAATAAAGCGCATGCAACAACAGCGCAATGAGCGACCAACTAAAGACATCAGAGCCGAGCGCCTACGCCGTATCGCTAAGCGCAATCAGGAATCACAAGAGAAGCCAATCAAGGAAGAATTCTATCGTGTCTTAAGTCAGATTACTGGTGGGTATTGCTCATCTTATGACCGCCTTGATGCGTTCAACATTGAGGAGATGCAGAAGATAACCAACGCACTCAAGGCAAGTATGCCATCAGTTCAGGCGGTGGCATCATGACCGAGACTATCTGCGGAGACTGCCTAATCCCACTCAACCAATGCCAACATGCCAAGGAGTACAAGCGATGAAACTTACACGCCGAGGCAAACAAGTCAGAGCAATCTTTATTTATGTCTTAATACTCAGCGCGTTTTATGCATGGACAGTTGCACTAGGAGTCTGGGAGATTCCTGAGTCATGCTTAGTTGAGCAAGTCGGGTGTCCTGCTGGACATCCTCTGCCTTAAGACACAATGTGACCAACATCACATGCAAAACTATTGACACCGCATAGGTGACGAGAGTTAAATACAACTACCAACTACAGACAGGAGAACAACATGGAACTAACAGCACAAGAGATTGAGTGGGTACTTTACTCAATCAATAAGACAATCAATGACAACGGCGGGATGTGGGACAACACACTCACCGACAGCATCAAACTAAAACTCAATAACGAATTACTACTTAAGACAGGAGATAACTAACATGGCACTACCAGAACACACACTAGAAGCATTAACCAATGGCGCTAACAACATGTCATTCAATGAGAACGGAGAGATGACTAGCGCAAGCGGGTCAGGCGTGGACTTGTATGTCCTCTTGTCTCTTGTCTCATGGATTAAGTTAGAACTTAAGACAGGAATGAAGATGACCCGTCATGGAAGCACGCTTAAGAAGGCTAACGAAATGCTGGGTACAAACTACAAGCGCAAGCAACAGGCACTTGACCACCTTGAGGCACTGCTCTCAGTACTTAAGACAGAGGAGAAATCTAATGGCTAATGTATGGAAGTCATCAGTTACAAAAGGCATGACCAAGCACCTCACCGAGCAAGAACTATCAGACTTGATAGCAAAACTAGATGATGTTGTCATGATGGTCTGCGAATCCTACGAGATTGGGGCTTAAGACATGAAAGAGTTCACAACATACTGGTATGTATGCACCTCATGCGATACCTCAATGGAGGTAACGACAAGACGAACAGTTAATCGTGCGCCTCAATGCACATGCAAGCACAGCCATGTAGTGCTATGCCAAACCAGCCCTGCTATCAAGAAAGATGTGGCTTAAGACATGAAAGATAAATGGTTACTCACGATTGAGGTAGATACCTATGACGGCGACCCTCGCACATGGGATTGGAACCACCCTGAGTTTAAGTTCGATGACTCAACAGTTAAAGTTCTTACATCAGAGTTCAAGGGACGAGTGCTACCTAATGAATGATAAGGAACTTAAGAGATTACACAGCGCAATAAAGAGAGCAAGGTCACAGCGAAATGCCACGACTAATAACGAGGACTTCGACTACTGGCATGGCATAATGGAACATCACCTAGAAATACTGGGTGTATTACTTAAGACAGGAGAAAAGAAATGAACCACACAATCACAACTGGGGCTATGAGTAAGTCAGTCACAGCCTACGACAAGGACTTCGACCTCACCATTGATGGCGTAGAGATGCGAGTTGTCCTACATTGGGATGATGTTGATGGCTTCGAGACTACATGGCTGGACAAGGAAGGTAGATTCATTACATCACCTGACTGGCTTGATGAGGTAGAAGATTTCTGTCTTAAGTTAGATGGCACAGAACCACACAGCAAGGTGTCGCTATGATAATCATGGAGTGCAGAAGTTGTGGTACCACAGTAGAAAATCCAAAGACTATGAACTACATGACTGAACGATGCACGCCTTGTGAATTAAGACACAGGGAACTAGCCAACCGCGCTATTGATACATACCTTGACAGCATACGAGAGCAGGAGTTGCAACAATGAGAGACATCCATCCACACGCACGCATCTGGATTGCAACTGCCGTAGGTCTAGCCGTAGCGCTGGTAGTTACACAGCCTACAGTCTTGACACATCAGCCAGAAGGTAGAGTAATTGCCCACTACGAGAACGACTACCAACGCTATGCCATTGACCAACTAACTAAGCAGGACAAACTTGAACAGTGGTCTTGCTTGTATGAACTATGGAAACGCGAGTCAAACTGGCGACCAAAAGCCAAGAACAAAACATCTAGTGCCATGGGTATTCCACAGTTACTGGACAGTACATGGGAGAACATCGGTCTTAAGCCAACCTGGAATGGCAGGAAGCAGATTGATGCTGGGCTTGTCTATCTGGAACACAGATACGGCAAGTCAGGCAACAACATCTGCCGAGCATACGCTCATCACCTTGCCAAGGGTTGGTATTAAGACATGAAGCCTGAGTACCATGAAATTATGAGCGTAAGAATAATGGGCAAGCGCCATGGCAAAACCATCACCCGTTATTTCTTAAGATACAACCCAAGAATTATGAGCAAGGGTAAGTGCAGGGGTATAGACACCGAAATATTTTATCCACCGAAAGACTTATTCACCCGCGATGAGGAGCGCATGATTGACAAGATGTGTGCCGAGTGTCCGATTAAACAGGCATGTTTAGAGTGGGGCTTAGCCCATGAAAGGTACGGAGTATGGGGTGGCACCACACCTGCGATGCGTACCCGTCTGCGTAGTCGTGTCGGTTGGGATGTGACAGACCCAAACAATAACCCTGTGTTATGATTGTCTAGCACATAAGCGATAAGTTTATGTGCATAGAAAAGCCCAGCGATTCTCTCCTGTCTCGCTGGGTTTCTCTATGTATTAAGCCAGATTAAGTTCCTTAGCAAGCATGAATACTTCATCACTTAAGTCATCAAGAGTTCCATCATTATAGATAACATGATTAAACATGTACATGTCCATTGCATGCTCCGAAGGATGACCATTAACTGCACTGTGATTGTGTCGGTTGATGCGCCAGACAGAACCACCAAGATTCTTGATTGCTTGTGCCTCATTAGGAAAACGCACATCAGAGACAACAACTTTATCTTCTGACTTAAGACCTGACAATGCAATCTTAATCCAGAAGTCATCACCAAACATCTTGCGCCCAACATCTGTACCTAGTACCTGCAATAGACGGCGCACCTCTGGGTCACGCTTAGTTACATCCCAGCCATAGTCCTCAACACGATGGGCTATGTGTGTGATGCTATCTAACTTAGGATTCAACCTCAGTAAAGCCTCACGCATTGGGTCAGCGAAAGCGATACGGCGGTATCCGTAATTAAGACACAACAATTCTGCCGTGCTGTCCTTGCCTGATTGTGCGTATCCACTTAGTCCAATAATCATGAGTCCCCCATCGCTAACTTAATCAACACGATTAAAAGTACAAACTCAATCAATACTATAATCCGTATTAGTTTCTTCTTAGTCATTGTTCCTTACTTCCTCTCGTGCTTGTGCATTACTGCGCTTGCGCCTGTTCCATACTGGTTGCTCTCCACCAAGTCTGTCTTGTAACTTAGTCAATGCACGCTTGACTCTCTTACGCATTGCTTCTTCTGTTGTGCCGTAAACCTCAGCCAATGCACCTAACTCCATACCACCTGCGTGATAGCGCATCTTAAGTAAGTCTCTATCTGCTTCTGATAGTTTCTCCAGCCCAGCCATAACATCTGATAGCAACGCCATACGATTGCCACCCTCACTTGGCTTGCTTGAGCGAGTAACAAATTCATTACTTAAGTCAGGAGTATCTGACCATCCCTCGTGTGTCCACACATCACGCAATAGTTCATGCAATACCTCGTGTGAATAGTAGAAAGTATCTGACATAGGAGAACGCGATGTTCTCTGTCTCTCCTTAGCCACATACTTCTGTGCTTCATTGAAGAAGGTCTTACGCAACTTGTACTTAAGACTCTCCTCCTGTTGCCACTGTTCTATCTTGTGCCAATGTTCCAACGCCCACAAAGATAGGTGTTGGTACATGTCATCAGTAGTTACTAGCCCGCGATGGATGCGACCTGAA